AAGGAGAAAGCAATGAAGTTCACATCAGGTAAAATTCAGAAACCGCAACGTATCGTAATCCACGGACCGGAGGGGATCGGCAAGACGACACTCGCCAATCAGTTCCCGGCGCCGGTGTTCATTGACACCGAGGGTTCGACGAACTCGATGGATTTGAAACGGATGGAATGCAAGTCATGGCAGGATATTCTTGATGCCGTTAAATGGCTCAAGACCCAAAAGCATAACTTCAAATCCGCAGTATTCGATACCGCGGATTGGGCTGAACGCTTTTGCGTCCAGTTCCTTTGCGCCAGAGATAACAAGACCAGCATCGAGGGCTGGGGCTACGGCAAGGGATATACGTTCCTGTCCGAAGAATTCGGGCGGCTTCTCATTTCTTTGGATGCCCTGATTGAGTCCGGGATGCACGTTATCTTCGTTGCTCATTCAGGCGTCAAAAAAATGGAACTTCCCGACCAGGAAGGAAGCTTTGACCACTACGAACTAAAGTGCTCAAAGCAAGTATCGCCGCTCCTGAAAGAATGGGCCGACGCGCTCTTGTTTGTGAATTATAAAGTCATCGTGACAACCGATGAAGATAAGCGCACCAAGGCCATCGGTGGCCGCAAGCGTATCATCCATACCCAGCACACGGCGGCCTATGATGCCAAGAATCGATGGGAATTGCCCGACCAGATACCGTTCGGGTTGCCGTTTGACTTTGGTGTGTTCGCCAAGGCCTTAGGTGAAAATACCAGCAAGCCGGTCGTCGAGGAAGCGGCTTCGCCGGTGGCTCGTCCGGGCGTGGACAAGATGCTCGAAACCGGGCAAGCGACGCTGGTGACGCCGGCGGCTGAACCCGATAAAAAAGAGTCCAAGCCGACAGCACCCGAGGATGTCCCACCGGAACTGTTGAAGCTTATGGTAGCGGATAAGATATACGCCATCGAACTCAAGGCATATTGTGAAGATAAATCATTCATACCGAAAGGGGGGAAGCTGACCGACATTCCGCCGAAAATACTGACACAAATGGTCTTGATGTCGAACTGGGTCAAGGTTGCCGGGAAGGTCAAGGCGGCGAGGAAGTAAGCAACGTAAAAGAAAGGAATTAAAATGCGTGATGTAAAAATTACAGCAGTATTGAACGGGTGGATTGTCAAGGTGGGATGTCAAACGCTGGTCTATAACGACAAGAAAATTCTCCTGCACGACTTAGGCGCGTATATGGCGGATCCAAAAGGAACGGAACAGGCGTTCATTAAAAACGCGGTCAACAAGCGTTTGATTGCCGACGCGCCACCGGGTGAGCCCAGACCTGCGCCGGACGGACCACCTTCGCCGCCAGTACAAAACCTTAGGGGGCCAGCGTCAGAGATGGGACCGCCGCTACTCGTGCCATCATATCCACGCGCGGGGTGTACCATAGCGGCTGATCAACGCGCGTCACGATCAATACGATAAACCCAAAACAACACAACGCAACAAGGAGATAATCATGAAAGATTGGAATAGTCCAGCGGATGTAGACGATACTGGTGGGAGCGCGATACTCAAAAACGGCGAGTATCGGTTTGTGGTCAAATCGAAAACCAACACCATATCAAAGGGCGACGTGACCGCCGGTGCGCATCAGGCCTCGTTGGTATTGATGATCTACGACATCAACGACGAACACTTCGAAAACAGAATCGGCACGGCCTATGATCGGCTGACTCTGCACGATAGCACCTGGGGAATGGTGTGCGCGTTCTTCCGTGCCATCGGTGAGCGCAAGCACGGAGAGTCCATCGTTCCCAATTGGGACGAGGTTGCCGGTGGTTCTGGCAAGGTGGTGTTGTATCAAGACACATACAACAAAAAAAAGACCTCGATGAAGGTCAAGCACTACCTGTTCCCGGACGAGGAGCCTGTCGAACACACCGAACCCGTGGCGGCGCCGGCCGATTTCGGCTAACACCAGACAATCAGGGGCGGCTATCGGATCGCGGACCTCCTGACGTGTTCCCTCCACGTTCCCGCGTCCGATAGTCCGCCCGAGGGGGGAATATGAACTTACGTCCATACCAAGTTGATGCCTTCGATGCCGTCTACGCCAAGTGGAAGGAATTCCGCAAGGTGTTGGTTGCGTGTCCAACAGGTAGCGGAAAAACTATAATTTTTTCGCATATCGCCGCAAGGGAAAAATTGGCAGGCAATTGCACGCTTATAACTTGCCATCGTGATGAACTTATTAGGCAGGCAGTAGATAAACTTCAAAAATCTACTGGCTCTGGATGCGCCATTGAAAAGGCTGATTCTACGTCAATCAGATCAGGTGAACCGATTGTAGTTGGTAGCATCCAAACCATGATGCGTCAATCCAGACTTGAAAAGTTTCCGCCAAATTTCTTTCAAACAATAATCATAGATGAAGGACATCACGCACTTTCCGAGTCTTGGCAACGAGTCCTAAATTATTTTCCACAAGCCAAGATCGTAGCTTTTACTGCCACCCCCGAGCGCGGCGACCGCAAGAACTTGGGCAAATACTTCGACGCCTTGGCCTACGAATACAGCCTGCGTCAGGCCATTACCGACGGCTGGCTGTGCCGTATCGTGGCCAAGACCCATCCACTCAAGATCGACCTGTCCGGGGTTAGGATAACTTCGGGGGATTACAACGAGGGCGACTTGGGGAACGCCCTCGACCCCTATCTGCCCCGGATTGCCGAGGCCATACCCGAGGACCGCAAGACGCTGATCTTCACTCCGCTGTGTATTACGGCTAAGAAGCTCCAAGCCATCTTGCGCGAGCAAGGGCGCCGGGCCTATTACGCCAGCGGTGAGGACCGGAGTCAGGTGGCGGCATGGGAGAAGGATGGTAAAGGCGCCATCATGCTCAACAGCCAGTTGTTCAACGAGGGCTACGATCATTCATCAATTGATTGCGTTGTTGTCCTGCGGGCTACCAAGTCGACTCCTTATTATCAGCAGATGATCGGACGCGGGACGCGGATATGGATTGGCAAGGACAATCTCTTGATTCTCGACTTCTTGTGGCAGACCACAAAGCACGATCTCTGTCATCCATGCAACCTGATAGCCGAATCCCCGGAAGTGGCCGAGAAGATGCAGAAGCGGCAGGAAGAATCCGATGGGCCTATGGACTTAGAGGACTTGGAATCGTCAGCCAAGCGTGACGTAATTAAGGAACGCGAGGAAGCCCTGGCGCGCGAGCTCCGGTCACAGCGGCACAAGGAGTCCCGGCTCATAGATCCGCTGTCGTATGCGGTCATGATTCAGAGCGAGGGGCTTGCTGATTACGAGCCGGTATTCGCATGGGAAGAACAAGAGCCTTCGCCCAATCAGTTGCAACTTATCAAGCGGTTCGGCATAAATCCCGCCAAGGTCAAGAGCAAGGGTCACGCCAAATATCTGTTGGATTCCATCATTGGCCGGAGCAGGAAGAAGTTGGCAACCCCAGGTCAAACCAGAACACTCAATGACGCCGGCTACTGGACAACCGATATGACCAAGACCAGAGCCAACGAATTACTGACGGAATTGAGTTCAAATTATTGGAAGATAAAGTTTTAATAACGAAAGGAGGTGATACCGGTGGCAAAAGGAAGTAAAGGTGGTGGTAAAGGAAATGGTGCGTGTGGCGGAACCCCGCGGCGCGATGGAAGTGGTGGTGGAACCGGAAACCGCGGAACCCCGCGACAGCCGAAAAGGAAGCGTTAAGATCGTAAGGCAACCCCGCCCGCCAGTCACGGGGGCGGGGGAGGCGTTGAAGGAGTGTATAACATGATCGATCAGGACAAAGCCCCTTGCATCCCGTTGCCCGTGCGACCAGATGACCGCGAGCGCGTGGACGAGAAATACAGCTGGCGTGACGGGTATAGCGACATTGACCGGGACTTCGGGACGGATTGGGGAAACGAGGAATGACCGCAGAGAACGCAAAACGAATAAAGGAGGTGCGCGGTGAAACATTATGATTACATGAAGGGCTACAAAGCAACTAACGCAGACATGACCTGCCGCGGATTTAAGTTTGAACTTGGTAAATGGTATAAGCACGAAGGCGAGATTAAACAATGTGAGAGTGGGTTCCATTTCTGCGTCCATCCTTCTGGCCCGTGGTCGTATTATAACGATAAAGGAACGCGCTTGTTTGCAGTTGAGGCGCGGGATGTAATCGAAGAATACACTCCCGGCTCCGACCTAAAGGTTGTTTGCCACGAGATTCGGCTCCTTTCTGAAATAATACCGGACGGCGGCAGGAACACCGGCTACATGAACACCGGCAACAGGAACACCGGCGGCGGGAACACCGGCGACGGGAACACCGGCAACATGAACACTGGCGACATGAACACCGGCTACATGAACACCGGCTACATGAACACCGGCAACAGGAACACCGGCGGCGGGAACACCGGCGGCGGGAACACCGGCTACAGGAACACCGGCTACAGGAACACCGGCGACGGGAACACCGGCAACAGGAACACCGGCGGCATGAACACCGGCTACATGAACACCGGCTACATGAACACTGGCAACAGGAACACCGGCAACAGGAACACCGGCAACAGGAACACCGGTGACGGGAACACCGGTGACGGGAACGCAACGAACCATAGCGCCGGATTTTTCTGCGTCAAAGAACCGAAGGTTGTTTCCTTTGACAAACAAACCAAATTTACGCACAAGAAATTTCAGGATAAATATCCCGAAGCCTCGCATTTAGGGGAGCGACTACTGTCCGACGCTCCCTTTGATTACAAAGAGTTTTCAAAACTTCCCGGTTGGACGCTTAAAAAATGCAAGGCGTTGCACCAGCGTTTTATAGACGGGAGAAGGTTGAAAAAATAACCGCCACGCCCGGCCAGGACGCGGGGAGGATGGAGGCAGATAACAAGGAGGCAAAATGAAGATTGAAAAGCAGAAAGAACTACAAGATGACTTGCAGGCGGTGGCCCATAAATACGGTCTCTGCAACTGGGGGTTTTGTGGGGAAGATAAGACACGCGCATTTGTCGGCCTAATGGAGAAAAAACAAACGCAAGGCGGCTACATGCTGACCATCATCAACATCGGACGGCTCTGGCAGTATGCGCGGCAAACGTGCCGGGGTCTGCTGGATAGTTACGAGCGATTACCATAACGCAATCTCCCGCATAGACGGGGGAGGGGAGGAAGGGATGAGTAAAACACAATGGAAAAACCTGTGGCACTCGTTTCGATGGATGCGGCGTTTTGCTGAACCATACGAAGTATTTGTATGGGCTGGCCGCGATGATGTTTCACGAAAAGCGCTACGCATTGCTATGAAAGGAATTTAACAATGCCCTATTATTCAGTCCAAATGAAATACCGGCAAGAGGTTTGCGTGAAGGCGAAAGACGAGGGCGAAGCAGAGGAGGTTGCCCGCAATGCCGACTTCAGCACCAGTTCGGTCGATCTGGATGAAGCCGAAGCCGAGGAATTGTATAACGATCCAGAAGATGCGGGTTCGATTAAAGAATTCAAAGCGGAAGATAAATACGCTGAAGCGGAATGAAACAACCCGCCGCCACGGCCTGACCGCCGGGAGGCGCAAGGAGGATGAATGAGTTACGGAATACACAATCAGCAATGTTCATACTGTAATGGGCCTCATGCCCGTTCTGATTGTCCGCATTACGAGGCCGACATAGCAACATTCAGGCGCGACAATCGAAAACACATCATTAATCAACTGTTCCGCAGGGCTTGGAATTGGATAACCACATACAATCCAAAGGAGTCCCCATGACCAAACACCCACTTGACCTACCAGATATGACCTTGGAGGAAGCCGAGAAGTTGTGGCCGAACACAGACTACGCTTTCGAGGCCGCCAATCAGGACGGCAACCCAATAAACACCGGGGATGCAACGGCGTTTTTCCTTGAAGGGTATTTGTATGCACGCAAAATCGTGAAGGAAGCAAAGGAGGGTAAATGAAAGTAAAGAAAACATTAGGCCAGATCGCTTACGACGCAACAACCGAAGGTGGCAAACAGAACTTTGGCAAGTGGAAGAACGCGCCGGATGTTGTTCGTCGGGTGCATGAGCGAATGGCACAGGCTGTAGCCAAGGAAATGCGCCACCTACACCCCGGCAACGCCCCGACAAGGGCGCAAATAGTTAAAGACCTTAACTATCTGTACGAATGTCCGTCACCCATGGGAACCGCGCTGGTGGCTAAGCGATTTGGAGTTGGGTTTAAGGGAATGAGGTTTGTATGAAACACATCTGCTCGCCATTAGTCTGTGACTACGACAAGCTCAAGCGGGAAAACGCTCTCATGCGGCGGTGGATTAAAGTATTTATCTATCGTGAAAATGGAGATGATGCAACTTATGCTTCTGAACGGGAAGATAGATTGCTTGACGAAATCCACGCCAAACTGCCCGACCTGTTCGCCGGGGGAAAGAAGGGGAAATGAACAACGATAAAAAATGTTGCGAGAATTGTGGGTATCAAGCGAAAGAATGGTGTCATCCTAAAAAAGATAAGATTTGCAAAGACTGGTGTCGTAAATCTGGTCCACTTGACGCAGGGCTGGCGGAGAGGTTGTGGAAGATAGGCGTTAAAGCCGCCGAAGCTGGTGGAGCGCATTACATGGTTAAACCCGATTGGAAAAAACTGTCCAACGAATACCGCCAGGGCTGGATTGCCGTAGCCGATTACGTCCGTAAGATCGTGAAGGAAGCAAAGGAGGGTGAATGAAAGCAAAGTATCCGAAAGCCGTGTGGGTGATGTTAAACAACCACGAACCCTATTATGTGGATAAGAAAGAATCGTTCTCGTTGACAGAGGGATGGTCGTGCGTTCCCTACCACCTGCACCCCGGCAACGAGGTTGTAAAGGCGTTGAATGAGCTTCAATATCATGTAGAAATGTATGGCAATGAACACATTGCCGCCAAATTACGCAAAGCCGGTTTCCCCGTCAGGTGGGATGCAAAGGCCGGGAGGTTCGTTTAATGAGCGCACCAAAATGGATAAAACATCCAGAGCGAATCCCTGATGGTTATATGTGGGAGAGTATTGAAGCCCACAAGAAGCTCAAGCGCGAGAACACCTTTATGCGCCGGATGTTGAAAGAATTATATCCTACAAGTAAGGGTGTTACGGCGGCGTGGATTTTTAATGAGATCTGGCGCAAGATGCCCGGCCTGTTCAAGGCCAAAAGGAGGGGGAGCAAATGAACACAACCGACGCCGAGATTGCAAAGAGGCTGGACGGGATTGATATTACAGGGATTGGGATTAGACGAGAATCACAAAACAACTCTTGGATGGTGTTGTATCCCACCCATGACGAAGGATCGGGGCGATGTTTGCTGACAACAGCCACCGACCTCCTCGCCTTCTGCCGCGCCGCCGTGGAGCGAATGAACGGTGGCACATCATTATACCACGATTTTTTTATCGCATGGAATCGGTGTGAATCCAACAGGGGTTGTTATTCTTGTTGTGAGTCACACGATTGCCGATGCGAAAAGGAAAGAGGAATAAGCAAGGTGTGTACTTGCGGAAGGGATGAACTGGAAGCGATTGAAACTAAGATTGATGAACAGGAGGGCGCAATATGAACTGGACAAAAACACCGCCGACGGAGCCGGGATTATATTACTGGAGATGGAAAGAAGGTTGTGTCCCTGAATATCATGTAAGGAACATGGGTTTTATTGATAGGCTTGATACAATTTTAGGGGACATCCATGAGGGAAAATCGCTCGAAGAACTTGGCGGCGAGTGGGGTGGCCGCGTCCCTGCGCCGGGGACGACGTTCACGGAAAAAGAGATATTTAATTGGTTGTCAAGCATTGAACAACGGTACAAAAAACCTTGTATGTTTACGGCCAAATTAGACTTACAGGATAAGGATACCGGCATCGCCGCCACAACCGCCCGACACAGGAAGGAGCAGGGATGAAAAACGGAATAGAACTGATTGTCCAAGAACGTCACCGGCAAATAGAAGAAGAAGGATGGACGGTAAACCATGACGACCAGCACAAACATCACGAACTTGCGAGGGTAGCAATCTGTTACACCGAAGAAGCCATTGCCGGAGTACGCGAAGGTGTGCCGTGCAATTTTCCGCGTGAATGGTCTTTTAATTGGTGGAAACCAAGCGGTGATCCGATCAGAAATCTTGTCAAAGCTGGAGCATTGATTGCTGCCGAAATAGACCGTCTGCGACGAAACCGCAAGGACAAGGAGGCCAACCATGACAAGTGAACTGAAAAGTGAAAAAGAAATCAACATGATTCGAGGCAAAATGCTGGTAGCTGCTGCAACCAAGGAAGAGCTTGCGGAATTTCTAACGTATGTTACCGCAATTGAGGTGCTCGTAGAAGAAGCCTCTAATGAAGATTTTTACGGTACGAGGGGATGGCAGCACAGATTAGGATGGGAGGACTAAATGAGCGAATACCACAAAGCCTGCCGAGATTGTGTTCAAAACGGCGATTGTCTTTTCCAGAAAGCCGACGACGTGGAATCATGCCAAGACGTTGAAAACTGGGAAGACCAGATCGATTTGCCGGATGACAAGCCCGATGGATTCAAACAGATAGGAGAATGAAAATGCTAAATACACCATGGGCGGAGCGAGAAATATTTAAGGCATTACAGGTAATTGCGGCGGAGACCGAAACTGATTTAGGCGAAATTATTGATGCACTGACTGGGTATGCTTGGGGGGAAGAGGAGAGAGAGGACTTACGAAAGATGATACCGGACATCCTCGCCGACATCGAGGACGTTCCCAAGCCCACGCCGGAGCCACCCAAGCCCACGGGGGAGCAGTTGAAGGGATCATGCACCGTAGAATCCTCGACGTGTCCCGACCCGCAACCCGCCCAGATGATCTGTGACCACGCGGGGGAGTGCAAGGGAGACTTCTATTGCGCCGATAGAGTCCCGCATACCAAATGTTCCGATTGCTCAGATCCATCATGTAGTCAGTTTTCACATCGAATCTGCGTCCCGTGGGTGGAGCCGGTGAAGGAATCAGAAGAACTTCCGAAGGAGATGTTCGCAGCAAGGAACCCCGGCGGACATACCTATTGCGAGAGATTATGGTGCAAATTTAGGATGCAAAAGGAAAAGGCCAAGGAGTCGGAGAAGGTGATTCATGCGAGTTGTGAGGGGTGTGCTTACGAAGGGATCAACTTTTTCATGTGTGGCGGTTGTTTTAACCAAATGGAAACTATGTCAAATCAAGTACGCCGCAACTACACGCCCAAGCAACCGGAGCCAGCCGAACAGGTGACAAACT